GTACATTGCCTTGTTCTGTTCTCCAGCTGTGTCTGCGATATTATCTGTTATATCCCATAAAGCTGCATAATTAGTATCTGATACTCCTGCCATTCTAAACCCCCTTATTTATTAACCATTACTGATATATGTCCTATAATATTATCTGCGTCATAACATATTCTATGACCTTCCTCTTTAACAAAACTGCAAAAGACTACATCATCTGCATAATTTCCCTTCTTATCTATGTGGAATAAATTATCGTGTTTAGCCACCATGTCCTTAACAAAAGAATGTCTTAATACACAAAACCCTAGACCTACTACATCTACGTCTACAAGACCCTTTTCTTCAGGCTCAGGCACTCTTAGCTTGAACTTCCCGTCTTTATCATAGCTACCCATAGCAACTGTTCTTACATTAGGTCTGAAGTCACTCCTAGCGTAATACTTAGCTGATAAAAGCTGTAACTTGTTTTCCTCTAACTTTTTAATTAAATCATGCATTACTGAAGCTGAATAGATATGATCGCTGTCAAGACTCAAGACATAATCTGCCTCTTCCTTAGCAGCCCACTTGAACATCTGATTTCTTCCTGCTGAAGCAGTATATCCATTAGTAAAAACTATATGAAGAGTATGTCCCTCCGAATATAGATCAGCCTGAAAAGCTATCAGACTTCTTACTGCCAAAACATCCATTATCTTATAAGACGGCATACACGCTATTATTTTCATATTTTACTCCTTTAGTAAAGATTGATTTCGCTTAAAGCGAAGATTTGGTGTTGAGGAGAGAACGACAAAGCCCTCTCCTCTTACCAAGAATTTTAATAACCTATCGCTATTAAATAGAAGTCTAACGGAGTTTCGGTACATACTGTACCTGCTGCTGCTGTTAGTCTACAAGTTGCCACGTTTCCAGATACTGATACTGTTCCACCGCAACAAGCGGCTGTTGAATCTTCTTTCAACGTAATTGCTGCACCAACAAGAGTTGTTAATTCATCTATTGTTACAGTGTCATTTGTACTTGTAGTTCCGTCGCACTCTACTACGGCAACTTTAAACTTGCCTGCAAATTCAGTTATATTTGAACTTGTTTCTGTTATTGCTGTCATTTTTTCTTCTCCTTATATTGTGTTTAAGGGGAGGCATCTCTTATCTCTCCCCCTAAACGGTTTCAATTACACTAGCGATACAGATTTCAACGATTAGTTTATCCTAATCAAACGAGCGATGTCGCTGCCGTATCGACCTGAATTACCCCGTACTCCTTGCTATTGAACATAATCTTCTGAATTCCACCGATTAGTCCTGTTGCAAAGCCCCATTGGTTTCCATAGTCAAAAGACTTCTCAACCCAGCCATTCTTGTTGTTACATTTTACAAACCCTGCCGCTTGCTGTCCACACAGTAAAGCTCTAAAGCAGTCTGCACCTATGTCTGTTCCACCTGCTGCTGCTGCGAAGTTATGTCCTACTACATCAATGTCCAAGAACGGAATATACTCGTGTTCATGCACGATTACGCCATCCCAAACACCTAATGCACCTGTGAAGATAGGATTGTCTTTACCTCTAACCTCTGCTTCACGCTGAGCCTGAGCATAAGTAGCGTTGTTTTTAAGGTCAAACGCTTGCCAAGGGTGTATAAACATAACATAGTAGTTCTTTCCTTTTATTCTCAATGGAAGTATCTTAGGACTAGCTAACGTAGCTTTAACCCTTGCACGAGAGATTAACGCTGGAGTCAATAGGTCAGTTGTAGCTAAACTGTCCGCACCATCCGTATAATCCGCACATAGATACCTATCTCCATATCCTGCTCCTGTGTCCGCTGTCGGTACTTGGTCAGGTGCATTACTCCATGAGTGGTCTGCTGAAACTACTGTTCCATTAACATCTGTTACTGTAGCTAGAAGAACACCAGCTAACTTCAAGAAGAACTGTCTTTCAATAAACTCCTGCAACTTAATAGTGAGTTTTTCCTTAGCATCCATTCTCATATCATACGAATTCTTCTGTTCATCTAATCTACCGGTCAACCTTACCGCAAATCTCTTCTGCCCAATAAGGATAGCTTCTGAATAAGCATTTAGTTTCTCTTCATTACCTTCTAACTCATCATCTCCACTTACTCCATTACCTGTCATTTTAGCTGTTAGCCCTAGCGTGACTGTATCACCTTTCTTCTTAACAAGCTCATTTTTCAGCTGTATGATGTTATTCTTGCCTGTACCCATCATGTTATTCTGCGTAAAATATAAATTGTCAATTACATCTTTATATAGCTCTTTTGACCATATCTCAGGACGCAACGCATCTGTACTTACTGTATCCATTAGTTTTACCTTTCTTTATAAAAGCACTAACAACTCTCTTTCAACAACCTTTCACGAGTAGCTTTTGGCAGTTTATCCCAATCAGCCGTACTGATTCCATCTGTGTCTTCAACTGTCATATCTTCCGCTGCAACTGTCTTCGTTCCACCTGACCCGCCTCCCATCGAAGCCGAACTAGGTTTCTTCTTTGAATTGTTAATGATCTTTTCAACTTTTTTACTATCTGTCTTATCTTCTTTCTTATCACCTTTAGCTTTACTTACAACCTTTACATAATCAGGATGTAGCTTACCTATTGCATAGGCAACTTCTGACGCATTTGCTTGAGGATTAGCTGCTGCTTCACCTAGTTTAATAGCGAGATAATTAGTTTTATCATCATTCATCACCGCCCTTGCCAAATCGACTACATCATCAAATGCGGGATATTCCTCAACATTCAACTTTGTATCTCTTTCATCTTCAGCAAGTCTTATCCTAGTAGCTTGTGCTTCATCCTCCAATGCCTTCTTATCTGCGTCACGCTTATCTAAATCAGCCTTAGTAACAAGGTCTTCTTCCTTTGGTTTACCCTCTTCATCATCATCATCCAAATCGCTATCAATATCATCCTTTTTAGCCTTTAACTTGGCTTCTAAGGCTTCGACTCTCTTCTTATTTCCTGCGTTTTGAACTTTAAGCAAGTCACGTTCTTCTTCTGCTCTCTGACGATTCTTTCGTTCTCGTTTCTGCTTGAAATACAAGGCTTTTTCGTTCTTATTGAAACCGTTTACCAGCTTCTCTTCTGCTTCAAAAGTTCCCTCTTCAGGCTCTTTTTCATCAGCTTTGCCTTCATCCGAGTCGTCTTTGTCCTTATCTTCAGGCTTTTTTTCTTTGGAGTCCTGATCTTTCTCCTCTTTGTCCTCTTTAGAATCTTCTTCCTTGGAGTCTTCTTCCTTAGAATCATCATCCTTAGAGTCCTTATCTTCTTTGGACTTGTCTTCCTCGTCTTTGGCAATAACGTCTTGCTTTTCAGCCATTGCAATCTCTTCTTTACTAAAACCGCCTTCTTTAAGCTGTTCCACTGTAACCTTTTCTTCGACTACAGGCTTTGACTCTTCCTTTACAGGAACTTCAATTGTGACTTTTTCTTCTGCCATTTTGTTCTCCTTTGGTTAAACCAATTAAGTAGATTCGCCTACTTATGCGGTAGCGGGGGCTTGTTGTTGGGCAGCCGCTATTGCCCTTTTTATCTTTTCTTTTGACCCTTGAGATAGCTGGCTTTCGTCAATCAACACATCTGGTGGTATCGGAAATCCTTTCTCTACTAGCTCTGTCAAAAGTAAATAATTAGAATATTTAACTGTTTCACTATTAGCTACCTCACCAATAGCAACGTCATATTTACCTATAGAAGTATCGTTCAACACTTCATTGAACACTGCTCCTACTGCTTCATTATCAACCTGTAAAACCATCTCACCTGCTGCATCTGTCTGTGGCATCTGCTCACCTTCCTCTGTCTGAGTCATTACCGGCACACCAAACGTCTTAGTGATGAAATGCTGTCCTGCTACCCTTGTAGCAGTTTCTATAGTATATAACTCTCCTAACTGAGATAACAAGAACCTTCCTAATATCCTCTGCGTATATCCGAAGTTGTCAAGCATCCGCTGTATCATGACCAACCCTTGCCTTTGCCTCAACGCTATTGCACGTCCACTAGCAGACTTGCTCTCATTCATTGCCAATAAATCAGTGTTTATACCTGACAACTCTTTCATATCCTGGCTATTCTCTGCTGCTAACTGTGCATGACCTTGAGATAACTGTGTTGGAACGATCTTCTCAGGCTTATCAAACCCTTGCTTATACTCTAACAAGATGCCTGGAGAGCTACCAAACTTCTTAACTGTAGACTTATTAACCCATGCCCCCTTAGCACTCAACCAACCACCATTAGCAGATGTATTGAGTAACCTTAGCTCTTGAGTCCTACGCTTATTAAACTCTCTCTGTGGGTCTTTAAGAGACCTTACTACCCCTTGTACCATGTTCTCTGTATCTTTTATGGCTGTAGTTATCCTGTGTGCATAGAAAGGCACAAACGGAAAGGTCTTCCAACGTGGATAGAAGTCGCACATACGATCTTCAATCTCTTCATTACCTATCAACGAAGTTACCCATATCTCAGGGATAACCCTTTCAATAACAACTGCTATAGGCTTAAACTCACCATTCTCTTCAGGTTGTTCACCAGCTTCTAAGGCAGCCTGGGAAGCTTTTGTATTCGCCTTCTCAACGTAATCCTCAGCCTCCTTTTTATCTGTTGCTTCTTTAATGTTTCCCGCAACCTTATCAGCCACGAGATACTTTTTAACATACTTTTTATAATAATATTCTGTAAGATCATATATATCCTTCTTGCCATCAATGCTACCACTTGCTTCGGTTTCATTTAGGAACTGGCTGTCCATACCAGGATAATCGTCTGTTTCTACTTGTATTGTGGTAGTATCTGCTGCATTTAAGTTTAACCGACCTTCCCCAATGGCTGCAATCTTAGTCTTCTTGTCAGGAAACAGCTTTTCTACTTGTACCTTACGCAACCTAGGTGAGAACTTAACAACAAACTCTGCGTCAGATAGATCATACTCAATCGAATCAGGGTCAGAGAAGATGTGTAGCGGATTCACTTTCTTCAGCTTTAAATCTCCATTCAGCAAGTCATAGGTATAGTCTACATACGGTTCTATCCAGCCTTCACCACATATAATACCATCCTCAAATATCTCTGAGAGCTTATATTCCCCCATACTAGTCTTCAGAGTATTCTTCATCAACAATGTAGCTATCTCAGCTTTAAGGCTATCCTCTTCCCCTTCAGGAAATGCCTTGAAATCTGATCTGTTCTGCCTCTGTATACCTGAAATCATAAAGAGATTCGGCTGTACCTTGTTAATCGTAAGACCTCTAACACCTTTATTCTTCAGCTTCCGCAGATCTTCTTTGCTCCATTGGATTCCTACTGCAAACTCATAGTCTTCTTCAGCTTCAGTAATCCAAGGACGTTTTCTCGCTCTTGCTCGTTTAAAATCATCTAATACAACGCTTACTTTCATCTATCCCTCCTTAACATTGAAAACATCCAACTACTACTAAATACTACTAACTACAAAAATAGTAGTTAGCAACTATCTGGAGTTTCATCATACTCTTCTTCAATCTCCCTCATATATGCGTCTGGCTTCTTAAACGGTCTTGCTACCTTTAATGCATCTAACGCCATAACATACGCTTCAGCCCTATCAGGACTGCCTCTTAATATCAACTTAATCTTGTCTTTCTCCATTAACCATATCTTTCCTCTACTCTTGAACCTGAAAGGTACGCTACAAAGCTGTTTAATCAGTATTGGATCATTTGGGATGTCACATCTACTCTCAGCAAACTGTTCAGCTGCATAGAACCAGCTCTCAGCCTTCTTATTCCCGTATGTAAGTTCATCTATTGCTTTAACCCTGCCATCATACCCATATATATCCATGCTTTCATCATCACCGTATATCTCATTGAGCCTGTCAAATACTCCTTTACCTATACCACACTTGTCAACCGCTATCATATTACTCTTATGTTTAACTGCATGAGCAATAAGTCTACCGCAAGTGTCCATTGTATTCCTATGTGAGTATATCTCTTGATTAGCTATCTTGCTATTCTCCATATCGTATATAACCGTTTCATCGTTACCTTCATCAGCTATATCCGCAACTGTTATGCGATATTCAACAGTCTTATCATGTTGATCGTTACATACGTTCTTCTTAACATTACTGATTGGTATAACAATATTCGCTGTATCAAGATCATCCCATGAGCCTAAGATGTACGCTCTGAGCAACTCAGGTCTATATTTGAACGCCTTCTGAAGCTGGGGTACATACGAATCAGGTAAAAACGGATT